ATGGTCCAGGGCGGCAGCTAGATAGCTCATGGCATTGAGGCGTATGGCAGGGGCTACTACAGCTGTATAGGTGCGCATGAGCATGTAGCAGTAGCGAGCGGCTAACTGCTTGAGGCCTAGGGGTTCACACTGTAGGAGGTAAGACATGATTATGGTGTCATGGAGGGTGCCGCCAGGATATATGTCCATTTGCTCTAATATAGGCAGATCGAATAAGGCACTGTGCATGATAGTGGTGGTGGTAGGTAGAGATACGTGGGCATTCAAATGCTGCAGCAGTTCGGTAGAAGTGGCTCTGATCAGGCCAGCTGCATGTGGCCGGGTGCTGTAGGTGAGGCACCACGGTATGGATTTGACAAAGCTGACACCAGGGGTTGCCACCTCCATGGTCTCAGTGTCGATGGCTATGGTGGTGGTGGAGGCAAGATCATTGGCGAGCTGCTTGGTCGTGGTGACTTCATAATAGTCTACAGGCTCAGGTGGCAGTGTACCGGGCGCTGGCTCCGGTTCGATGTTGCCTAATACAGCTTGGGCCAGTATCTTGAAGTCTGCCTGGACATTATGCATCACAGCCGGATTATGGAGACCTGCTGCCGGATGATATACGGGGACTACGACACAGGGCATGTCAGCGTATGTAGTGTCAAATACTCGGCCATGGACCACGGGCATGATGCTGCCAGGTAGGAATTCCCTGGTGGCTATGGCACCTACCGTGGCAATGATGCGAGGCCGTAGTTGCGCGATCTCCTGTTGCAGCCAGCGACTACATGCAGCCAACTCAGCAGGTTCAGGGTCACGGTTTTCAGGGCAGCGGCACTTGATGACATTGGTGATATACATAGAGTCAGGAGGCAGACCTACACGAGCACATACTAAGTCCAGTTCACGACCTGACTTGCCAATGAATGGGCGGCCAGTGTTGTCCTCTTGTTTGCCGGGACCTTCACCTATGAGCATTACCGGGATGGGTATAGTGTTGGTATTGCCTAGACCCCATACTATATGGTGGCGCGTGAGGTGTAATAGGCAGCGAGTGCAGGTGTTGGCGAGTTTTAGCTGGGGCATTAGGCAGCGTCTCCCTTGACTACAGCCTGCAACAGCAGATACTCTACTTCATCTCTCAAAGACTTCAAAGGCTGGTGCTTCGGATCATAGATATTATTCAAGGCATAGACGATATCCTTGACATTGACTGGCCACTGCTTAATGACCTGGCCACCGCCCCATGCTTTAGGCCCACAGACTCTTATGTCGCCTATTTGGATGTGCAGGCCTTCGACGCCTGACACGTATCTAATTGTTGTTTTCATAGTGTTGTCGCCTCCCGCATCATATCCTCTGTGTTAGCTATAATAGCAATCAGCTCAAGTGGTATGCCAAAGCGCTTCTGGTTAATCCCTATTGACGTGGCAAAGTTGCCATCATCATGGCGCTTGGTAGCAGCATACCAGTCGCAGACCATCTCTATTAGATCGACCAGGTTCATGTCAAGGATACCATGCTTATAGAATTCGGCATGGTGCCTGTTGTGCTCATAGTGGTGTTGAAGTGCATCACCCAGCTCTCGGCAGCCACTCTTATACTCCTCACTGCCGTAGGTGAGGCTGTGCAGTTTAGGCGTCACAGTAGCAAGTGGCGTCCGCTCAGGCTCCAGTAGCTTGGAGTCGTCATGGTGCAATGACCTATTAAGCAGCTTCATAGCTATGGTCATCAGCAGATCAGCTACTAACGCTATATGCTGCCTGGTTTCAGCCTGGAATGTTGCATAGTCAATGTCAGTGTTGATAGCGGTGCGGTTGTCTACATCAGTGCCAACGTCATCTACATCCACACATCTGACAGCACCCTCTTTATGGGCATATTCTTTGGTATAGTCACTCTCGTCATCTACACCAAAGTCGTCGTCACCCCATTTCGATGACTGTATCCAAAGCCCACAGCGTTCACAGCACTTTCTACGACTTCCATAGGGCTGATTTCTTTGTGTTACAAGATGCATAATTTTCATCGCATTCTCCTTATCTTGCATTATAACGCTATCTTCTTATTTGAGGTGACATTGCGACCCTTTTCAAGGGCCTCGATGAAGGCACTTAAAGTTTTCCCACACGCCTCTAACGGGGTCTCCCCCATTGCGATATATGTTTGGTATAGCCCTTGGGCTGATGGTATTTGTGGGATATAGGCCGAAAAATCTCCGACCCAACCAAGCTGAAGGTGGTCGTGTTCGCCTGTTCGATAATTGTACCACGATACGATGGGGGTTGATTTTAATACATCATGGCCCAATGTCCCATCAGGCAAAACTTCTTTTAATGTAACGTCATCAAGATACACCTTTTCCGTGGGGTTGTCACCACAACCACTGAGCAATAAACAGATTGTTCCTATCATCAAAAGTTTCATCACATTCTCCTTATCCTTGGTAGTAGTCTACCTTACAGATAAATCTGTAAGCAGTTTTGCCAATGCGCTTGAGCGTCCTGGTGCTAGGCCCAAGGCACACATATATGTAATGCGGCACAATATAGTGCCTGAATCCAACCTGGAAATTAGGTATGCATATGCCATTAAACCTGATAGTCCAGGTATGGAAGCCTATAAACAGAGAGCCCTTGCAGATATCGAATGCATGCAGTAGGCCCATTGGGAAACTCCATTGCCAATATTTAGCCGTGTCCATATCACCTACACCAGTCCTTTCTCGACAGCTAGCCACTCAGGCACTAATATCACATTATCAGTGCCGCCGTCGCCTTGGTCGAATTTGCAATTAGATTTAGGAAACCAATACATACGACGGCTGATTCTAACGCACCATGCCGCATCAGTGTCGTAGGTTGCCATACGAGTGTCGTAGTCTATGGGTATGAGCTCACTGCCGTGGCGCTCCTGAGTATGGTCACTATATTGCTCCCGTATCTGTGCCGGAGTTTGCCAGGATCGTAGGCATATGCCAGGCTTGCTGCCGCGATCACCAGTTGGTGGCGAATACCCACAGCTCCTGCAATATGGTTGGCCACTGTGCAGCTTGCCGGTCATGGAGCTGTGGCACCTTGGACATGTGGATATAGCAGCAGTAGTTGTTTTAGCACTCATGGTCATTTGCCTCCTTATTTTACGACCTAAATCCTCTGGTATTGTTCAGGCGGCTTCTATCTCATTTCTTAAAAAGTTTTTCACGGAATCCCGTGGCTCAGTCCTTATTAAGATGGTTTCACTTCCGTCCAATTCATGGCAGTGGTATTCGACATACCCTTCAAACTCTTTTATGCCCTGTTGATGAAGACCAGAATAGTCGATTGTTATTTTACGTTTCACGCTTTCCTTACCATTCATTTTCACCCCTCCCTTTAAAATCATACGTTATTATCATAAAGTGCCCACTCGATCCCCGCACAAAATTCAGTCGCTTCTTGCCACCACTCAATACTGCGTGGCATAGGTATCACTTTACTTGACACCACCCGTAGATCAACCGTTCTGCATGTACTCACACAGGCCGATGGTTTATTGTGTGGAGTTAGTATCCGTACATCGGCGGTTGGAAAACTAGGGCTTAACTCTATCAACTCAATATGCCCAACATCGCCACTGGTGGTTATAACTCTGTCGCCTATTTCCATTACCCCATCCTCCATTTAACACCTTGAGGTACTGTCTCTGTATCATTTGCCATCCATTTGCTTAGTTATCTTAGCCGCCAACACCTTACCGATACCAGGCACATTGCGCAAGTCGGCGTCTGTAGCAGCCAGCACAAACTCTAATAGTGAATCATTATATCTGTCGGCCACCAGCTTACTCTTCTCCCAGCCTATGCCCTCGAATTCCTTCAGCACACGACGCAATAGGCTAGGCCTCTTCAGCAATACGCCTTGAGTAGGTGGCAGATCAATATGGAATTGCTGGTGTGACTTATGATCAGACCACTTCTTGCTCCACCAGCTGTGGGTGTTAGTTAGCCATTGCCCACTGGCTGCTAATGTAGAGGTCTGCCATATATGGATGCCACACATCATTGCCAGACTATTGAGGTAGTTGTCTACTTCGCTGGTCATATAGCGGCGTCGGCTATTGCCTAATGCGACATCTTGCCATTGGCCACGTCTGAAATGCTGTAGTATGCCAGAGCTGCTGGCGCGCCATATGCCTTCCAGTAGCAAATAGTTATAGTCGTAGGTATTGGTCATGCCTAGGAGTTGGTGACCTGATAAGCGCCCGGAGTCGATGCTGCTCAATAGGTCAGTGAGGGTTTTACGTTCGACACCGACAGTGCAGGGGCCGTCTGGGCCATTGCCTATCCAGTAGGCGTCGCCATAGGCTAGACGTGTGAGCTCAGTGGCCTTGGCAGCGTTGGGTATGACACCCATTAGCTCTTTGGAGCCTACGCGATTGTCAACATATATGGTTCGGGTACAGGCAAGTTTATTGGTCATGAGCCCTCACTTTCAGAGTAGTTAAGAGCCTCTGCCAAGTCTGCAGCTTCCATATCTGCATACTCATCCATCCAGATATGGGTAGGAGCCCTCCTTGCCAACCTCTCACTTTCTATCTCAGTAATCAGTCCTATTAGGATATCTCGTTGTAGCGGCGTTAGGGTCCTATTACCACATAGTGCTTGCCTCCAGCCTCTATCGTAGCCAGCCCTGTAGCCTGTCCGACGTCCGATACTATCAGCATTTACCATAGCCATCTGCAGCCATCTATCGCGCTGGTCTGTTATGAAGAACCTGGGCACCTTGATAAAGCGATAGAGTTTGCGCAATACAGCTACTATGACATTGATGCCTAATGGATAGCAGATTGCACAGTCATATGCACTCTGCCAATAGGCAATGCCATAGCCTCTGGGAATAAGGCAGCCCTCTTTAAGTACATGGCCCGACATACTGAAGCGCCACCACGGCCTACTGAGTACCCTGACTTTGCCATCTGCTTCTTTGTATAGTTCCAAGTATGGTATTGTCATATGCCATCCACCTCCTCACGCCATTGTCCCATGACCCGTATAGCATCGCCTGTTGGCAGCTCTACCTTTACCATCTCATACATTACATCGCCATGGTTGCAATACGGTGGCAGTGCCATCTCAGTGGTCAGTGGGAAGGTGCGGGTATGCCCACATATTGGACATGCAAATAGTGTAAAGTCACGTTTGCGCTTTGGTACTGATATTGTTATCGCCTTTGCCATATGCTTAATCCTCCTCACCACCATTTACGAACCATGCCAGGATCTCGCCATGACATGGACTAGGTTTACACCAACAGCCCAGGATCTTGCCGCTCAATTCTCTCTTGGCCTCCTCCAGACTAGGTTGCTGTCTTCCATCTGGTGCAGCTATCCTGCCACATAGCCAGTCTTCGTATAGCTGTACCACTTCCAGTCTGGTGCCGTGTTTGCCTATACTGAATGGATTGCCCCACTTGCTGGGCCTACCTATATAGACGTCATATGAGTCATATCTGCAATTGACCACTGTGGTTTTAGGCATATGCTTAACCCTCCTTCTTCTGTTTAGTATACGCCTTCTCAGCCAGACTTATTAGATTGCCTGTCAAGCTGCAGGCTGAATCAATAGCCTCGAAGAGCATCTTGGAGCTCAGGCTCAGCATGATTACAGAGCCTGCCACTGCCGGTCCTCGGCCATTCTCATCTGCTATCGTTACTGATATAATTACCTCTTTCATATGTTTAACCCTCCTTATCCAGATCAATCTCTTTGAACGAGTAGCCCTCAAATATTGAGATACACCCTGCTGTGTACATTCCAATGTCAATATCTCCCAGGATAGCATGGGAGTAAGTAAATGCACAGGAGGAGTGCCAGGGCGAAGACCGTTCATGAGTAATACTGACTAGTTTGGATATATCGTCACCGTCTTCATCAAAGAATGCCAGTTGTTTCGTGTCCACATGCTTAACCCTCCTTACCATTGCCTTTGCCACTGCCATGTACGCTATCCACAAACCTCAGCCTATCTAGCTCACCATCGCCACTGAACATCTTCTCAATGGTATCCCACATAGCTTCCTTAACCTTGAGTAGCTCAGACTCATAGGTATGCAGAAAGCTAAGTGTCGGATCTCGCAATGCCGCCTGCTTATCGACGTCGCGCATTACCAATCGAGCATATATGTAGCGTGGGGCTAATTCAGGATGCGCATATACGTCAGGTGCAGTGGAGCCTGTTGAGTGCTCGGGTAGTGGCTCTAGTTCGACGTAGGCGTAATGTGTCTGCTCGTAGTCGGCGACAGTATTAGGCACAGATAGCCAGGCAGCGCCTTCATTCTGCAATATACGAGTGCCTTTGAATAGTTCGTCCTTGGTCATTTGCCTGCTACCTCCTTCCGATGTTTGTAATACTCTTTGGATCGCGCGTTGTAGTCATCCCAATCGCACAATACACTCTCCAGGGAGCGGAGAGCCATGAGTAGGTTGGTGGTCTCTTCCGGCAACATAGAGGCGTCACTACTCATATTCGTGATAGTGGCGATTGCTCCACGTAGCCGTAGCTTATTCCAGTTACGCTCACGAGCCCACTGCTGACTGATTGTGGGTCCTGGCCGTGGAGGCTGCCCCTGTACTGCTTGCCAATGCCTTTTGATATTATCCTCTGCCATAATCTAGTCCTCCTTTCTATTGCTATTGCCGTCACCCACTACCAGCTCTCTCTCCTCAATTACCTTTTGCGCCTCCATCTCCCACGTTCGGGCATCGCCTAGTATGTAGATGGTGGTTCGGCCTTCAACCTTGAAGGTAGTGTACTGAGGTCACTTGGTAAAGCTGTCAGTGTAGGTGGCAGCCACATCAGCAACATCGTTGGGCGGTGTCAGCATAGTAGCAACCCATGCCACACCCAGTATTACAATTATAACACACGCAATAAACGCTAAGGCTTTTAATGTGCTGCCCATGTCATTACTCCTTCTGTAGCTGTATATCTATGCGCACCATTTCGGCTACCCGGTAAGCCTTGACGATATGCATATCAGTTTCCACTACCACTTTGCGATTGCCGCTCAATACACTATTCAGCGCTTCTGCAACAGTCTCATCTAATACAACACTGTATGTTAGTTTTGCGTCTGCCATGACTAATACCTCCCTATCTAATGTATAATGTATACTTGCCCCCAAGAGCATTTAATGACCTTACATAGCACCCTCTACTCGTGAGACCCTCCGGCTTTAGTTTATTTACCCTTGGAGCAAGTTATTGTCATAGTTATGCTGCAGTATCTATATCCCAGGAGCCTGTATGATACCACCCCTCCCGACTTTGATCACCTCTGACCCTGAATCGTTTGTTGGCGGCTTGTAAAGCAGTAGCTATGTCACCATCACCACCACCCTCTACACTATAGTTCTCCAGCAGGCCTACCGCAAATTGCGCTGCCTCTATTTCCATGTCAGTATGCTTCAGGCTATTGGATAGCTCTCGCACTCGTTGGTCCAGTATGCCACCCAGGATATCAGTGCCTGCTGCTTTGCTGCCACTGCCCTTGCCGCTATTGTTCTTATATTTGATTCTCTTCTTCAGGGTTTTATAGTGCTGCAGCGACCTGGCAGTTTCAATCTTCTGCCTGCCCAAATTCTCAATGCGCTGCTCAAGGCCCTCTGCCAACTCATCAAATATGTCGTCCAGCTGATCAAGGCTGGCAGGATCAGACACCAGTTGCGCAAACGAGATTCCTAACACTGAATACGCTAACTGCTCCACTCGATACGCATAACTAGTAGAGTCTTGGTAATTGACATTGCCTGTGCGGTCGTATTCGTCGCGCGCCATGGGATTAGACAGCAGCACATAGGCTTGATGTATGACATGGAAGGCGTCGGCAGAACCACCTTTGTCGGGATGAGTAGACCGAGCCATTTTGCGATAGGCGTCTTTGATGACATCGTCAGTAGCGTCAGGGTCAATGCCTAGTGTGTCGTAGGGGCTGGTGTTGGGTGTGGCTGCGGTCATGTGGCTGTCTCCTATTGCTGTTCTACTGTTACGTACATGTCTCCGGTAATTACCGGATTACAGCAGCTGGGGCCGTAGACTGCCCATTGCGTATCTGGATTCTTTGCGCGCTCCTTGAGGTATTGCTGCACTCTGCCTGGATCATAGCATTTACATTTACCGTCGATTACTCCAGATCCTACGCAGTTGTTTCTTATAGCTGGGCAATACTCCCGCATAAATTCTACCTGTAGCCTCTCTAGCTCTACTTTTGCATCTCTTCCGCTAAACCATGCCATTGTCTTTACCTCCTATGTATTCTATATGTTGACTATACAAAACTCCTTACAGTCTGGTTTATAAGCCTCGCCATCGCATGAGTCTTTATAGTGGATGCAGTGGTTGCAGTCTACCGGCGCCTCCCATAGTGCTCGTAATGGCCCACCCTCTTCATATATCTCTACGCAGGCGTCACATGGATCATCATATGGCGACATCTCCCAGTAGCGGCAGTCAATGCAGTATTGGCCAGGCTCATGCTCGTCATTATAGTCGCTATCTATGGCCATTACCCACTACCCCCTGCCTCTGACAAGCTGCTTCTCAACTATTGCTATTGTACAGTGCTGCGCTCCACCATGGGCCAGCACACACATCTTAATAAGGTCAAAGCCCCGTATCTTGCCCATGAATGTTGAGTGATAGCCAAAAGAAATAACTCTTGCATAGGGATGCAGTATCCTGGGCAGCTCATCCGCTACCCTCTTAAACCTGCTATTCCTGTGGCCATTATACATTTCCATTGATTTACGGTAGCTGTACGGCGGATCTAATATTACAGTTGTAAATTTATGTCCTGACCAGTTCATTACAAAGTCAAGTGAGTCCTCGTGGTACTCAGCTACCATTGTGAGCTCAAGGTCGTTGCGGACCTCATCTATGTTCAGCACAACCTTTCCGGCAAACAGATTAAGTGTAGGGCCAAAGCTATTATCCTCGACCCATTGTTTGATCTTAGGACACTCAAAGGTATAGCGTCGCAGGTTTGTTTTGATTAGCTCCATCTCTACTTTATTGCTCATCGCCATAGTCATAGCTATACACCTATTCCCAGTCTTCAAACGATGTCTCAGGCAACACATACTGCGCCAGAAACGGGAATTCCAATTCAGGGCCTTCCAGCGTCTTACCGGCTAAGTCAGGATTCTGGCGGCAATCGGTAATATACAGCTTGAATTCGCCAGGTGTCACTGTCTCTTTGCCATCCTCATCAGTCTCTGTGTCAGCCTCTTCACGATATGCATGGAGGTTAACCTGGACCCTGGCACCGGTATCACGGAAGCCGTCACGCTCCATATCCTTGGTCCGCTTATCGTTAATATATATGGGCCGCATCTTATGAATCAGTATCAGGTTCTTGTCGCTGCTGTAGCCCATGTCCATCATGCCTTTGAATTCAGCATTGACCGGAGCATATTGAAACGGCATGATCTGGGCCAGTTGACCAAATCTGGCTAACCTGAGCAGTGCCCATAGCTGAGTAGCGGTGTCAATGATAATAGTCCGTATGCCAGGTGTGCGCAACGCTGACTCATAGGCCTTCATGAACTTGGTCCAGGCCTCCTTGGCTACTTCAGGTGTCATGTAGTTGAGCAGGTTATAGATGATCACGCGCTTATCATCTACGAATTTGCCCACGACGCCTTCTAGGCCCACGTCGAGATTGAATAGTGCGATGTCGCCAGGTGCTGTCAGTGCAAAGTGGGTCTTGCCCTGTTTCTCAATGCCGATCACCGACACTACGAGTCTAGGCTTTACCGTATCGTCAGCTTCTACAAATCCAGCAGCCTCCAATGTCTTCAGTTCCAGTGCTGTTAAGTCTGCCATGTGCTACCTCCTATATGCTATATGTTATATCTATTTCACTACTATATTAAAGTGTTCAGCTATCATACGGTCACGATGCGATATTATCATGGCCCAGTTCTCTGCCAATTCCTCATCAGTGTATTCAATTCGCACTGTTACATATTGCGGTCCACTGCCTTTATAGTCGCCCATCAGATATAGTATCCGCATTACGACCACATTGACTGACAGCATATAGCAATACGATTTGGTCTGCACATGCCAATTCCAGTGGCGTTTGTCGGTGACGTCTTTGCGAGATGACTTCCAGGTGCATTTGTACTCTTCCAGGGCCATGGTGCCACTATCTACTGACGGTAATGGGTCATCGCCTATACCGTCTGGGCTACCTACTATACCATCTAGTTCGATTTCGTCGAGCCTGACCGCCATGCGATTGGCAAATGCAGCAGTCAGGGCATCTTCCCATATGAACCCTACTTCCATGGTCACCCACATGTCAGCTTTCCAGTTGCCGCTATATGACCAGCCCATGGTATGCTCTATATACTTGATAACATCGGTGAGGTGATATTTGCCAGTAACGTTGGCATCGGATCGTACTAGGCCACTGCCTTTTGCCGGGAACTTCTCATTTAGATATTGGACATCCATGTTAGTCGGCCTCCTCTTTGGACTTGGAAGGTTTCAGCAGCAGATAGTCATAGTTGCCGGGCATTCCCTGATGCTGAGACTTAAATATCTTAGTCAGCGATTTGCCGTAGGCCTGCTTCAGCATTTCGCTGTATATATCCCTGGTAGCGGCATCAAATACCGCCACTGTGGGTACTGTAGCCGTGTCTACTGCAGCAGGCACAGGTGGCAGCATTGCCAATAGCTCCTTGGGTGCAGCTACAGCAGCAGTGGTGCCTATGCCCAGTATTCTAAGGAATGTTCTACGTGTTATGGCCATGGTTATTTCTTACCTTCCTCAGACATCATATCGCCAACCATTAGGCTGACTTCCAACTTAACAGCGTATAATGCCCTCAATAATGTTAGCAATTTTGGTTCTGCCAGTAATCTCACCTTTGCCTCTTCTCTTATTGCGTCCGCTATATATTTGTAATCGAACCCACTATTTATCATTCGACCTCTTTGTGTTCTCTTTATATTATTATCAAGCCGTCGTCTTCCATATTAGGCTGCACACCCTCTACCTGTTTGCGCAATGCCTCTCTCACAGCCTCCTCCGGTGACACTATCAGCTTATCGCGTGTGGCTATGGTATCTGATTTGGCAACACCTGCAGCAGGACCAGTGGCAGCATTTGGATCGCCAGCATCCAGCTCACCTACAAACTCAGCAGTGAATCTCAGCTTGCCTACGTTGCGGTAGGTGATCTCAAATAGCTTGTTGCCTAAGCCTAGTCGAGTATGCAGTGGCGGCAGTATAGCCTCCTTCATATGAGTAGGTAATTCAAACTTGCTGATTGTAGGTTCAGACTTGGTCTTGGTGTCATTGGTCTCAGGCATTGGGAATACCCCCTACAGCTATCATGTAGTGCCGAAGGCAATCGAGGGCGAAATCAAAATATAGTCCACTTGAAAGCCCTCCCATTCGATATTCTTGCTCAACTTCAACAGCTATTAGCTGAAACAACTGCTCATTTGGCTGTTGAGACCCTGTTGCATTCTTGATGATCTTTTCCCGTTCAAGCTGTGCAGCTTCCGCCGTAGCCTGCTGCAATGCCTGCAATAGACTACGGCTATTTGGCATTCCCACTTGTTCCATTAATTGTTTGTAGCGGTTATCTGATAGCATATCAGCACCTCCCTCTACCTGCCCATTTCCAGTTAAGTTTAACAAGTCCCCAAGCTGCAATAATACACGCCAGCATCATCGCTATTATCCCTATACACATTATAATCTGGAGTGAACCGCAGCCCCACAAGTTTTGCGGAAACTCCATGTAAGCTATGTACCTCGGAAACAGTGTGGTTGTTGCCCATCCCACTGCCCATGGTACTGCAATAAGGATAGCTACCTCTACCAGCTTAAACCCTATAAATTTGGCTATTCTTTTTAGATCCATTATCTATCCTCCTGATTGGTTAAAGTGCCAGGTAGGCTACGATTAGCCACCCACCTGGCACTGCAGTACTACGCATTACTGCTACTAACTACTAACTACCACTTGTTATCTGCTATTCCATGAACACCACGCCGTCTTCCATGCTCCACGGCCCATCACCCAGGAACTCATCCTTGTGAATGCGCTGGACCACAGCAGACTTCCGGTCGTCGCCGTCCATGGCAGCAAATGCCAGCTTGGTAAGCGCCTTTTTGGGCACCCGGCCATCTTCAGCCTGTTCGATGGCCTCAAGCACAATGCCCGTGCAGACGTCGTCGATGTCAGAGGCATCACCACCTGCAGCTGCTGCATCAGGCTCAGCTTTGGCCTTGGCCTTGGCTTTGGGTTTGGCTTTAGCCTTAGCCTTGGGCGCCCCTGCCGCTGCCTTCTTCTCCCACGGTAGCCTCTTGATCTCGTCCACGACCAGCACCGTTTTGGCAAACTCCTTGCCGTCTTCAGCAGCGGGCTTATTGCTCTCCATGTTGTTCCAGCCTTTGGGCGCCGGAACCCGGATCATGTGCGCCACCATGCCATTGAATATGGTAGCGTCATTCTCAATCTTCTCCTCCGGGAAGCCACTATTGATGATGCTAGTCAGGAGCATGACCAATTTGGTACTGTTCTTCAACTCTGTGGCATTGCCGACAGGTATCAGCTCCTTGCCGTCAGCACTGGGCTGCCAATCCTGGGCTCTACCCACAGACCAGTAGTCGGATACGTCCTCGCCGGTATCGACGTCTTTGCCAGCCATATTGAAGCATGGTGCCGGTGTAGCCTTGCCTTGATAATCGAACATGACAAACTTGCAGTCAACACACTCCATGGTGAAGTCGTCCAACAGACCACCTGCTACTGCATCACTTGGTTTCAAACTTACGCCTTGTTCTGCCATATGTACTACCTCCTGTTAAGCTATTGCTGATTGGGTTTGGGTCCCAGTGTTACTGACCATCCACACAATGTGGCTTTCGGGAATGTTGCGGTCTTAGACAGGCCGTCAGACACTGCTCCATATTTAAATATGAGCATCGTCTCGTTGTCACAGACTACCCCCACGTTTCTGAACGTAAAGGTGTGGCCAGTGGGCGTGAAAATACATAGGATGTCGTATCTTGGCTCTGGCGATGTTGCTGGTGCTAACTCTTTGTCACGCATTGACCTTTCCTTTTCTGCGTTCCAGCCAGCTGGCCCCTCTCCACTTCCACCTACTACTGTTTGACTATCATCTGGTACTCCTGGTTTTGGCATTCTCTCTTCACCTCCTTTCATGGATCTATCTCTATTATATTTTCATTATGGTCTATCCACGCTCGTATAGGCAGAGGTGTCGAGCATAGGATCTTCATGTACGCTGCACCCCTGGTTGTTGTGCTGTGATAGCCCTTGCCTTGGTGGTATTCAATTAATCCAGCTACTGACAACTCAGCATAGGCACTCCTTACTGCAGGAGCATGCATTCGTGGATGAGGCGCTCCAGAAACGTGGCAATGAATTAATATTTCAATATCGTTTGGTGTCATGATTTAGTCCTCCTTTCTATGATTGGTGCTGACAGGTGGATTTTATAAACCATTTACATCACCCAGCTAAGTGAAATCGGTTAACCATTAAAACCTGTCAGCATTAACTCTATCCCTTGCCCATAGCCACAGGTGGCCTCGGTATAGTCACAGCCTTTTGATACGCCTGCATAAACCACGCTGGCGCAAACTCCCTGTGCCTGCCCATGAACCATGTAATGTTATCGTCTATTATAAATGTCTCGCAATGATCATCAGATGCTCTAACACCTCTGCCTGCTGCCTGCACAAGCTCCTGCATTGCTATATAGGCGCCGTAGTCTTTGTCAGCTTTCATGCGGGCCTTAGTAATCTTATTGCGGCCATCTGGATAACTGAGCTTGCCAATGATCTGGTACTCGCATGTAGCATATGGGAAGTCATAGCCAGTCGTGATACTTGGACTGATCAGCACTTTAGGCGCCTTACTCCGCTTAAACGCCTCCACTTTATCAAAGGTGTCGCGTTTGGCATGACTCATCATGGCATCTCTATAGCGGCTATTGGCCATTAGGAAGTCCCGGCGCTTATAACTGGTGGTATGGACTATGCCTTTGCGATCTAGGCGCTGCCCTATTATTTGATCAATGCGGCTAACCCATAAGCGTAGGCCAGCGTTATCAGTGCGCCAGTTCATTCTGACAGTAGGTATATGAGTTACTCTGCGATTTGCCAGTGGAAAGCTATGTGGGTACTCCAGCAGCTTATAGTCAGCATAGGTCACACCCAACATCTCGGCTGTCTTGGCACATATAAACGCACTGGTCAATATAACCTTAGACACACCGCAAAACAAATACGACTCACAGTAGCGGGCTGCCCATAGCGGACTGAATGTCAGCCGTTCCAGATCAGTGCTAATATCGACCACCCAGGTATCGTCTATGCGGGACAGTGCGGCAACATCACGCTGCATATTCTGGTACTGCCTATACTTGCGCTGTAGCTTACGGTTGCCGGACTCTACCTTTAGTGCAGACTTCAACTCATCTATGTCGAAGTCCAGGCGATCTAATGTGGTGGTGGCCCACAACCCCCATGCCTTATTGGACATACTCAATAGGCCTTCTATAGGCAGTAGCTCTTGGGCTAACTTTGACCGCTTCTTATCAAACTCTATACTGATAAACGCCTCTACTGCACGGGTGGCGTTATGGGCCTCATCGCAGACTATGGTATCAAAGTGGCCAAGACCCTCTTCTGTGTATTTATTGAGTGACATCCAGCATGCATAGTTGGTAACCACTATATCAGCGGCTCTGGCTTCCTCCAGGCGATTGTAGTAATCGCATTCACCCATGTCCTTCAACATACAGTGGAGGCCAGCCTTACATGGGCCATCTTCAGCAGTGACCCATGGCGAATCCATGAAGTTGCAGTTGTAAGCATTGCGGCCTCTGATGTCTACTATGTGTTCGCTGAAGTCATTCAGGAGCTGGGACTGTAGCGCCTTGGTACTCGTTAATATTACAGTGCGGCCACCTTGCAGTAGTGCAGTGGCCATGTACATTAATGATTTGCCAAAGCCGGTAGGACATACTTGAGCGGTGACGCGATATGGGCTGTCGATTGCATCCTCTACAGCTTTGCTTTGATATTGGCGCCAGGTGTTGTATGGCAGGCCGAATATGTCAGGCGGTGGTAATTGGTCATTGGCGACATTGGCTATAGTATTGGCGCTGGTGTTCCCGGTCATGCGGTTTGTGCCTCCTGCTAATCAATTAATTATGCGGTTACCTTCGATTTGAAATCACAAAGTGGAGCGAGGCAGCCTACAATATGACCGCATTTAGGACAGGCCAATTCGGCTGCATCCTCTTCAACAGCTGGCTGAGAGGTGCCCCAAGCTCTAATTAAAGCGTCTGTTTGTGTTTCAATTTCTGCGTAATGTGCTTCGCCTGTCATGGATAATTCACCCTCTTCCAGATTTCTAAACCACTCGGCTTCATCAATAAGGGCTTTAATCTGGTCTAACTTTTCGTAGTTCATAGTGGCCTCCTACTTACTGTAACTGCTTCTTTGTTCGTCATCTGTCAATACCTCCTCAATATCTCTCACGCATTGCAGCATATTTATCAGCTCCTTCTCCTCTGCTGCAGCCTTGCCACACTTAATACCCATTACCGCATATCTCGGTGTCGGCTTATATACTCTGGAGTGCAGCACATGCCATCTCGCATATAGATAGCTCCACTCCCGCCTGGTATAACCACCTTTGTCCATCAGCTGCTCCAGGATCATTAGTTCTCGCTCAGGGTGGTCGTCATAGGCACCGCGCTCTCGCTCTGTACGGTAGCCTAACAGGAATGCATTGGATGTGGTCTTGTAGCCAGCCTGCTTATGGCCATGGTTCGTAGTGCGATGGCCACAGCTGGTTAGCTTGCCGGACAGTAGCTTATCGCTAGTAGCCATTATGACAACGCCACAGCCACACAGACACCTATATAGGTCACGGCCCTTGGTATCATGACCAGCATGCCTGAGCACGGTCAGTTCGCCAAACACCATATGGCGCTGTATATTGGTAGTGGTCTGGGTATTGGTATTGCGACTGGTCATTGCCATCATGCACCTTGTTTAAAATGTTTCAAACTGGCCTTGGGCGACTCTGTCAGTAGGTAGCCGTAGCTGCTGGCCAACTCCTCTTTATATGTGTCCTTCCAGTAGCCGTCCGGCATGGCATCCATATGCTTCTGTACCACCAACAGCAACCGACGTGCTTGCCCAGTGCTGCCATGCGACATATGAGCAGATATGCGGGCGCCAATGCGCTCAAATAATGCACTGAACTCCGACGCAAACTGCTCATCTCGCAACACCTCTATGATTGCATCCACCTGGGCCAATACACTGGGCACTGGCGCCAACGCATCCAGAAAATGCATATGTCGCAGGATAGCGTGCCGCAATAGATCACCTTGTGACCTATATGGAAACTTCCTGCTGCTGACTACCCTATCTATCATCTGGGCATGTCCCGGTTGGAGCCTGAACCATAGTTTGGTGTTGTGGCCTTTGGTGTCGCTGGCTGGAACTTGGAAGACTGTGTGGTCCAACGAATTCAAATTGATAACATTGGTATTGGTATTGCCGCCTTCAGATCCACCACTACTGTTGTTGTCTGTCATCAAGTAACTCCTCGCGTATTGATGTGGAGAACTCCCGACAGGCAATAGCAAGGTCTGCCATTCGGTCATGGCGCGTTGCCAGCAATATGGAGCCGACAACGATGGCCAGGGCATTCTGCATACGTTCGGGAGTGTCTTCTAGGATATTGGTCAGGTCTTTGTGGTCCGGCATGTTGCTTTCTCCTGTGTGTTATTGGAAACGGATCGCAGGGTATAGGGCGTGGTATTGTGCTGTCAAGGGTTAAATTTGAATAGCGGTGGAGGGCTTAGGCAGCTGAATATGGATGCGGATATCGGCATATAGGCTACATATAGCTGCAGCACTTCGATTACCTAATATAGCCTATATTCTGCTGCAGCGCTTCGGTAAGCTATATATGCTCATATATCACCTCATATCAGCCTCATTGTCTTTATACAGTCTTGCTTTCCAGGTAGTTAGAGACACGGAGACAGAGAGACACGGAGACACGGAGACTATAGGCTTACAGAAGAGCCAC